CGAAATGGTGCAATTAATCGTGTTATTTCTCTGTTTTGTTGAATATTGACTACGCCAAAATCACCAACACCAGCAACTCCTAGTGGTGCGTTTCGCATAGCAAATAGTTCACTAGCTAACATTAATGTAGCTTGTTTAATTTGTTCTGGAACACTTGCATAACCCCATTTTGCAGTTATTTCTGCACGTGGTCTATTACTTGAAAAATCTAGTGGCCACTCGTGATTACCGTCTGATATTAGTTCTATTATATAAAATGGATTTCCTGTAATACCACCAACTATGCCATTGATTGGTAATACTTGATAGTCTGAACTTGATACGGTTTCTTCGTATGTACCGTCATCATCATCATCATATTTAACAACCAACCCGGTAGTTGTTGAAATGTCATCTACACGTAATCTATATAGATCATTAGTGAAAAACTTACGTGCAGAAGCTGAAGTATCTTGGTAAAAGTATCTGCCACAAAAAGCGTCAATTTGACGACTAGCTGCATTTACTGCGTCATCAATTAAGCTATCATCAGCTGTATCTGTTGTAGGTATGCCAACAAACGTCTTTAATACCTTTTGGCATAATTACTTCTTTTTCTCTACTTTTTTTTCAGCTTTAGGTTTTGCAGTTTTTGTTTCAACTGATCCACCAGCTTTTTTAATTGCGTCTTTAACTGCTTTAGCACGTTCTGCCTTTCCATAGAGTTCATAACCCTTAAGTTCTTCTTTAAGTGCTGCTATTAATTCTTTGTCTTGTTTTGCCATAATTCTTTCCTAAATGGTCTGGTGTGTTAGTTGCCCAACACACCAAAACCATAATTTAATTAGAAACTAGGTGTAATTAAACCTGTTCCTTGTATTTTTGTAATTCCGGTTGGGTATCTTCCAGAAGCAAAAGCAACATAACCATAAACAACCATTTTAGTTGTTAATGATCCTGCGTTTGTTTCTTCAAACTTCAACTGGAATAGATTATCTTCAAATAAGATATGGTCATCAGCTTTTACCACATAGATTTGGTCTTGGTCTGAACCACCACCGTCTGTTGTAGTAATGTTAGCGTCTGTGATTACTGGAAGTCCTAATAGGTTTCCAACAACATTTCCATAAGCTGCTGCGTCGCCAACACCCACGGCATTGTCTGGATTATTTCCAGCTGGTAATACCAATGGTCTGTTTGAACTATCAACACCAGCAGTAAAGAAGCCCCAGCGTCTTGGGTGCATAATTATTGCTTGTGCTGGTGCAAATCTGTTTGCATTAACTTTTTGCACTGCGTCTGCTAATTTTGGATATGCTTCAGCAACAGTTGGACTTGCGTCTGTATATGTTACTGTGTTAATTCCAGATACGTTTCTAATTCCTAATGGTTGCCCAGAAGAACCAGAACCGTCAATCATCAAACTGTCTAATTTAGTAAAATAAGCTGAAACCAAGTCTTGGAAAATAATGTTTTCCATTGAGAAACCCGGTTGTCCACCACGTTCAAGTGCTTGACGTGAAACGTCTTGCTGACCTGCAACAGTATCAACATTAACTGTTAATAAGGTGTCGTCCATATTGGTTTCTTGTACAGCTGAATTTTCAGAAGCTTGTTCTGCTGCTGCTGATCCAGTTGTTATTCTTGAGATTTCAATTTTGTTACCGTATGCTGGTAAGTCCTTTTTAGGAACTGCATTATAAAATGCAGAACCAGCTCTTGCGATTGGTGCGTACTCATCAACTAAGTATTGTGGTACAACTAATCCTGTAAAAGCACCTGTTCCAACATCTCTAGCTTCAAAATCTTGGTGCTTGTTAAGTCTTTCTTGTGCTTTAAAGTCGCCTGATCTAGCTGCGTAAGCGTCTGATATAAAAGAGTGGTCGCCACCCTTTCTATACATATCTGGCTCGTTTACTTCTACAACAGCTTCTTTATCGCCTAAGTCCTCGTCCTCAACACCAAGTTCATTTCTGCTTTCTTTAACTGCTTTTAAAGTTTCAGCAGCTTCTCTTGCTTCTTCAATCTTGTCGTTCATATCTTTGATTTCAGCGTGTAGTTCGTTTGATCTAGCAAACTTGCTATCAAATTCTTCACCAGCTTCCATTTCATCAAGTTCTGAAACAAGACCGTCAAGTTCAGCTACTTTAGCTTCTCTAGCTTCAATTAATTTTTTCAATTTAATTTCCTTGTTGTTATATTCTTATACTTCTGCGTAGAGTGTGGTAGTTAAGTGTGATACACGGCTATAACCACGGCTATACGTCTTTTAGCGAATACCGTCCCTTTCAAGTTTCAGTTTTAATAAATCCACTTTAGGATTGCTTCGCTTTTTATCAACGTCATCACTTTCTGCGACTTGGTTAATAAAACTTTCTAAAATCTCTGTAGCTTTTTCGCCACTTCTTGCTTCAACTAATTCTTTGTGCAAGTTTTCTATATCTACGCCACGAAGTTTTGCACCTGCCCACGGATTAGCCGGGTAAGTTACTACTGATACGTCAAATAGTCTTGCTTCGTTTACTTCTCTGTTTTCACCGTTTTGGTCAAAATTATCTTTGATTGCTGCAAATGCAAAAGACATTTCGTTTAAATCACCACGCTTCATAGCACTTGATACTTCGGCAACTGTTGGGTTGCTTGGATCAAGTTCAGCACGTACAAACAAACCATAATCATCTTCTTCTAGTTGTAATGTACCTGATGAAGTTCTTGCCAATGGAATACCGTCGTGATTAACTAAAAATCTAACGTCATCTTGTTCTTTTAATGTTTTCTTAAATGCACCGGGTTTAATTGTTTCGTTGTATTGACCACGGCTATCTCTTACGCCATACGGTTTGTCAAATACTGACGCATAACCTGTAAACAACAATGTATCATTATCGTTGCTTTTGCGTTCTTCTACTGCACTAAATGTAAAACTTCTATTTTCAGTTTGCTTATCCATTTCTTTAAGAATAGTGTTGCGTTTTTGTGTTTCTAGTGTTTGTGATATAGCAACTGGCCTATCAAACACTTCTAAGTGTTGTGTACTCATTTTTTCTTCCTTTGCACTATAACGTGGGTGTTCTTTTGGTAATAAATCATTGTCTGATCTATAAGCTGGGTTTTGTGGTCTATCGTTCTTTAGTAAGTAACTAAATGCACGTAACCTTGCTAGTCCCCACGCTTGACGACTAACACCCGGTCTATGACTTGTTGAGTATGCACCAAATCCACGCCTAACAACTGCTTTTGCAGTTCCCATACGTAACCTACGCCAACTTGCTTTACCCTCAACTTCTTCATTATGTTTTTCAATACGTCCTCTAATAGCTTTTTCTGTACTATCGCTAAAAGATATGCCACCAGACTTACCACTTGCAGAACCTTTAGGATTTTTCTTACTTCCTTTTACTTGGTCTTTTTTTGGTGCTGGTGTTGAACTATCACTTGCACGTGGTTCTAGTTCACCCTCACTAACAAGTTGTGCAATCTTTCTGTCTGCCCAATCTGCTGCTTGCATTGGATTAGTCCACGGATTAGAACCCCATAGCAAAAACGCTACATCACTTGCACGCCAAGTATCTGGATCATTTGGACTACTAGCTTCTCTATCTAAATCGCTAAGATGTCTTTTGTGCCAAGCTGCTATTTTTACAATCTTGTCTATGCTAAGTTGTTCACCTTTTGCCATAATACGTGCTTGTCTAACTGTTTCTTCAACTAAACCGTCCCCTGCCTTATTAAGATTATCTAAACCACGTTGTGCGTTCTCTTGCATAAATTTAGGTGGTGTTCTATCTACTTGTCTTAGTTCTGCGTCTTGATCTATATTGTTTTCTTCTTTTTGTTTAGCTTCATTAATCAATATTGCTTTCAATTGTTTTTCAGCTTCTTCGTGTGTTTCGTGGCAACCCATAATCCTGCCGTCATCAAGTTTGACTACTGCGTGTCCTTGACAATCTTCATTGTCCATTTGTATTTCGTATGGCATTAGTCTGGCCTTACTACGTGTAAATTACCTGTACCACTTCCAGTAATAGCATACAATTCATTATCTTGTGGTATTTTCATAGTTACAGCACCATTATTTGCTAGTTCGTAACCTGTTCCTGTAGTTACATCAGAACCACCTAGATAAACAGCAGAACCGTGTTCGTTATGTAAATATACTTCTTGTTCAAAATTTACACTATCAATAACTTTTACTGGTGTTGTATTGTTTAATGCTTTTGCTTCACTAATCATTTGGTAATTCGTTTGTTGGATCGTGTTCGTCTATTCCTTGTGGTTCAAGCGTTGGATCTACCAATGCACCTTGTAAACCAATATAGAACTTGTCGCCACCCTCGTAAGGTTCTAAATCCATTTTTGCCCTAGCTTCGTTTGGTGTCATAATTCCAGAACTAACAGCTACTTGAAATGATCTAACCCTACTTAGTTGGTCGCCACGGCTATATTCATCTGTATCTAACTTAACAAACTGTTTGCCCGGTAGTAATGTGCTAAAACCGTCCTCTATTCTTCTAATCCACGGCAATAAGGTATGTCTAATAAATGCAAGTCCATTACTTTCAATATTTGAATAAACGTTTGAACCGTCTTTAGATAAAAGCAAATGTGCTGGTATTCTAAATACTCTTGCTATTTCGTGAACAATCTGATCTCTTGCAGCAATAAGTTCGTTACCTGCTGCGTCGCTTATAGCTTTCCATTTTAAGCCACCAGTTAATACTGCTGGTTTTCTATTTCTGTTATGGTTGTTAATCCAAGTTTCTTTTAATATATTTGCTTGTTCAGCTGTTAAATCTCTATCTGTTTCAAGCACTGAACTTGGTGTACCACCTTGTCCATAAAACTGTGCGATATGTCTTTCCATAGCCAACGCCAAGCCGTAAGTGTTTGAATTGGTGCGAAGTGGACTTACGCCAATCAACTGACCGGGATAGCAATACCACACAAAATGTAACATATTGTGATGTGTTATTTTTCTATCGTAAGAACCTTTTTGTGTTTGTAGCATATAAACTTTTTGTCCGTCTGACATTTCTACTTTTACTTTTTCTGGGTGTATTGGTGTAAGTTGTATTGGTCTGCCTTGTCTGTCTTTATCTACAAGTACGAAACTATTACCGTGCATAGCTAATGATGTAATTATTTGATGTAACAATGAAAACATTGATAGATCAAGACTATGGTTTGGTTTTTCTAAAAACTTTGGTTTATCAGTAAATATTGTTTTTTGTCCGTCATAACGAAGTGTTTTTACTGGAAGTAACGCAATACTGTCTGCGATTAACGATATTGCACTAAATACAGTTGATATGCCGAGTGCAGACATTTCATTTACTTTTTCGCCTGTATAGTTATACAGACCACCCTCACGCAACGCTAATAAATCAACTAGGTTTCCAAGTGCTGCGTCCCTGTTCTCTCTTTTGAATAAACTCATCTAATTGTTAAATAACTTCCTAATATCATAAATGCACCAGCGACTATTAACGCAAGTGATACATTAATTGTATATACCCCATAAATTATAAGTCCTGCACCTATTACTTCAGCTAGTGTTGTTATATAGTTTTTCATCTATCCTTTCCTTTGCAAAATTATAATAATCTTTATCTAATTCTATTCCTATAAAATCAAAACCTAATTCTTTTGCTACCACACCTGTAGTTCCTGTTCCCATAAAATTATCAAGTATCGTACCATTTTGTAAACTAGATATTTTTACACATTGTTCTACTAATTGTTTTGGAAATATTGCTGGGTGTTTTTTATCGCCTTTTAATTTTTTAACAGTTGATTTACTTACAGTTTCATAAGGTATAAACCAAGTATTAACTGTTGGTCTATGTGTTTTACCAAACCTTTTTTTGTTTTGTTCTGCCCATTTTGGATTATAAGGAACTTGGCTTGTTGTTTGGTCTATTTGAGTATTACCTTCTTTAGTAATATGAAATACATACTCCCAACCATTAGCTATATATCTGTTGCTTCTAGGTGCAAAACTTTGTCCTTTTACTAAACCATTTATTTGAATTGATTTATTCCATATAAATATATTTTGAACTTGCCAATCTAATTTAGAAACAATTTCAAATGGCATAAAATAATTTTTTCTAGTTGGTTGTAAATTTAAAAATATTTGCCCTGTATCTTTTAATTTTTGACAAACGCTATTCCAAATCTCTATCTGCCAATCTATATAATCTAAACGCTTATCTGAATAAGTATTGTATTTTATGTCTATATTGTAAGGTGGGCTAGATATACATAAATCTATAGAATTATCAGATATATCCTTCATAACCTCTAAGCAATCGCCATTGTATAATTTCATAAATTAATTATTGAT